TTGGTATTTGTAACCAAGAGCTTTTAAATTTCTAAGGACTATACCGGCTTGAACATCAAGTGAAGCGGTGAGATTCCAGGACGCTTCCTGCCCGGCCACTTCGGGGGTATATTTAAAGATTTTGTTTTTCCATTTCCAGTAGTGGGCGTCAAGCTGCAACTCATAGTCGTAGCCTGCGTTATCGGTGTTGAATACCGGCTTCTGCAAGTCGCACACCTCGAACAGCCCGAAGTCGCACTCCACGTATGAACCAAGTTTGAAGAATATAGGACTCTCCAAGGAGAACTTTAACGTGATGTAGTCCTCCTTCATAAGAGTAAACTTACGCTTGCAGCCTTCATTGGGAAGGGTAGTAAGCAGGATAGCACCGGATATGTCTTTGATGTCGATTTGTTCCACGTCTTCAAAGTTCGGAGATAAAAAAAAGAGTGCCCAATTTTGAGCACTCACATTCACGACAATAGAACCAATGTCGTGAATTAGGTTCTGTTTGCCGGATTCGGTTCGTTGAACTTGGCTGAAATTTTTCCGAAAGTTCGGTCTAAACTCTGTGCGTAAGTGACACTCTTGCCTGTATAAATAAGATGATAAATCTCGCTACTATTAGCCGGGACTTGAATATCAATCTTGCCTTTATAAAGCTCATCGAAGAAAGCTTTTTTCTTTGATTGATAATCGGACTGGGAGTTTCCTTCAATTGTAAAAGAAAGTGTTATTTCCCTCTCATCGACTTTAGGATTATTGATTATCACACGTTTTCCATGTTCTAACCGGGACTTATTCTCTATAAATTCTTTCATGGGTGATGATGCACCAAGTACATCAAGAAAGCCCTCTCCCATTCTTACCCCCCATGTTGTGTAGGCGTCTTGGGTATTTATCAATAAATCTGACATAGTTTATAATTTAGATGTATTATTTTTCACTTCTGCCATATCTTTCTGAATTTGAATGATTGGTTTTACAATAGCTCCTGTATTTTCCGTAATCTGTACCAATTCAAGATAAGATTGTGCTATCAAATCTCGCGTATCATCAGCGATATTCCTTGTTTCCGTATTTATGGAAAGTAGAGCATCAGCTTTTACTGTTAGTAAATTAAGCGATTGAGATTGAATGATATTTTGATTCTTTATCTCTTCTCCTGCTATCTGCAGAGCAGTAAACCTACCGCTTAATTCTCCTGCATCTTCATGTGTCATTTCAGTACCGAACCCTCTGGAAGCTGAAGACTGGGATGTTGATTCTTGCGAAATCTTGTCATATCCGGTGGCTGCGGCAAGCTCGTCACGGAGCTTCATCGCTTCTTCAATGTAGCCCATATACTCGTTGTTCAACGCATTTCTTTCGGATTCCGTCAAAGAACCATCCTCCATACCCTTTGCAAACTTCTCATACCACTTCTTTAGCTTGTCCTGATAAAGTGTGCCTATCTGCTCGGAGAGCATAGCTTGCATAAAGTATTCCGAAACATCCTCGGCTGCATCTTTGGACGACGCTTTCATGTCCATAAGGGTATCTATGAAATTACTGTACACACCATCGAATGTAGTCTGTGTAAGCTGCTCGTTTATCTGATTATGGATTTCCTCAATACGTTCCTCCCCCTCGATAATCTTATCAAGATAATCTCTCACATCGCCATCTAATTTAGCCCAAAAAGTAGGCGCTTCTGACTTTAGTTTCTCCAACTGTTCAGTAGTCAGGTCAAACAATCCTGTCATGCGTCCGGTACCTATAAAATCCTTGGCGTCTTTGACTGACATGTCGAGTGCGTCGGCAATGTCCTGCCAGTCGCTTGACGAGGTATTCTTTGCCATGCGCTTGCCAATGGAATGAGAACCGGCAGACGCACCGGAGTTTAATCGTTCACGCCCAAGTATTCTGTACGCCTCAATGCTCTTGTTGACAAGTTCAAGAGCCTCTTTGCCTACCTTGTCCGCTTCTGCTCCGTAGGATGTGTTGATGTATTCCAGCTTCTTGTCTATCAGCTCATCCCATATCTCATTGAGTTTGTTATATTCCTCGACCATCTCGTTATAGTGAGAATAATCGGCACCATCCAAACCCGGTATTAATCCTCCCAAAGAAATAACAGAAGTCAAAGCCCCTTTAACGGTTTGTAGACTACCGGTGATGATAGACATAGGCTTCATCAAGTCGATATTTCCAAGTCCGTTCAGCATCTCACCAAAACCGGACATTGTTCCTTCCATCCATTCAGGTGTTTTTATACCAAGCGTTTCCATGATACCGATAACTTGATTACCGGCATCGACATATTGCCCTATCTCATTAATTCCTTTATGTAAAGCATCCGTGGCTTCATATAGGGCTTTCTGCTTGCTGTTCTTTGCACTTTCAAGGGTGGCTTTGGCATTCTTCTTTTCTTCATCAGTACCTTCTTCCAAAGCTTTGTTATACGCTTTCTGTGCTTCACGCTGTGCATCCGTGACTTCTTTGAGGGATTTGAAAGAAATAGACATAGTTTCAAAAGGATCACGTTCTGAAACCTTATCATCAATCCGTTCAATAGCATCTACCAGTTCTTTAAGGCTTTCAGGAGATAAATCCTTTTGAGATGATATAAAGTCTTTAAGGTTCGCTTTCAACTTTTTCAAAGTATCAGTAGAAACCTTGTCAAGATTACCAAAGACTTGTTCCCAATTCATATTTTTCTTGAATTGTTCAGCATCAAGTTTGAATATATCTTCATTCTTGATTTCTGTACGCTTCTCAATGCTTCGGTCTATTTGGGCTATTTCACTAGCATCACCTTTGGTTTCCGCTTTCTTGCGGGCTTCCTGTAATATTGAAATATCATCATTAAATTTCTTTTCAATGGCAAGACGTTCATCGGCATAAGACAAATAGCGCTCTGCCAAATCCTTATATATCTTTTCATTACTGATAATGGCTGTCTTGTATAGTTCATCATAATAGTTTTGCTCATCATCAGACAGCTTTATATCGGTGGCATTAAAAGACTTGCCTTTATTCTTCGGATTAGCTTCCCATGCAGCGCGAGCATCCTCAACTTTCTTCCGAAAAGCATCTTCTTTTTGTCGGTCAATAGCCTGCATCTCCTTTTCAAAGTTGAGTTCCATTTCAGCGATAGTCTTGGCAGAACCTTCATCCATAGCTTTGATTCGGGCTTCATCAACTCTCATTTGCAAATCCTCGGCTGAACGTTGCTGTTCTAATGATTGCTTATCAAGGAGGGCATTATATTTATCAGTCTGCTTACGAAGTTTCTCGGTTTGATTATCTTGTTTGGTTAATGAACTTCCGGTAATACCGCCCAAATTTTTATAGGCTTTTTCAGTTGTTTCTACTCGTTTCTTAGCTTCTTCATACTGCTTTGAAGTAAACTTGGATTTATCCTTTTCTATTTCAGAAAGTTTCTTCTTAGCATCATCCCAGTCTTTCTTCGCTTTCTCATAATCCTGCTTGTAGGTAGTAGGGGATTTCTTTTTAGCCAACGCTCCATTAATTGAAGAAATAACACTTTCTAAATCCCCACCTTTAACCATCATCCCGTTTACAACAAAACCATTGCGTTTGGATGCAGACGATTGAGCAAGTTTCAATTCCGTTTCAAGCTTCTCCTTAGAATAGTTTTTAAGATTGGATTTGTAAGCGGAAATATTATCATCCAACATGTCTTTCTGATACTTTTTTAAAAGTTCAGAGTTTTTCTCCATTTGCTCACGCACCTGTACGTATGACTGATTACCAGAAAACATTTTCCATATTTCCTTATCGAAATCAGACATATTCTTCCGTAAATCGGCATTATCAAATAGCTGCAAATATCTCCGTTGGTTAGCAATCGTTTGTTTTAGAGCATTATAATCATCTCTCCTGCCTTGAACAGAACGCCTTGAATCTTCTTCGTTTATTTTTTGCTTCAACTTTAAGATATCCTCCAACTTTAGCTTTTCAATATCGTATTGTTCGAAAATTTTAGGGTATTCTTTACGAAGTTCTTCTAATGATTTTTGCCGAGTAAGAGTAGCCAAACTCTCATCACGAGCAGCCGTCAATAATTCTTCGATTCTCAGCTTGTGTTCCTGTTCTTTTTTAAATGCTGCATCTTTAATGCCATTATATTCTTTTTGAGCACGGGCGGCAGCAGTTGTACTATCAAACATTGCCCACATTGTAGTAGCAAGCCCACCGATAACGACAGTTAAAGCTACATAAGGATTGGTAAGCATTGCAGCGTTTAAAGCTAACTGCGCTTTTCGTGCCAATAAACGGGCATTGGTAAGTCCAATCTCCACAAGAGTATGTTTACTTTCGGCAGCAGTAACAAGCATCACTGCGGTCCGGTATGTACCATAAGTAACCACTAATCCAGCCAAGACCTTCCCTACTGTTTCATAATTCTGAATCAACGAAGTTGTCATTTGAATACCGTCCATGATAACACTTTCTGACTTAATTCCCAATTCGTTAAACACGGAATCCAAAGCATCCTGCATCATAGACAACTGACCATTGATAGTCTTTGAAGCATTCTCAGACATATTATAGAACTTACCACCTGCGGAAGTTGCATCAATGAATGCCTGTTGAACCATTTCAGCGGAAACAGCACCTTTGGACATTTCATCTTTCAAAGTTGCGATAGATTTTCCGGTCTTTTCGGAGATAATCTGTAACGGGTTGAATCCAGCGTTTATCATTTGATTCAGATCCTGCCCCATAAGTTTACCCGCTGCTGACATCTGTGAAAATGCCAAAGTCAGCGAATTGAACTTACTGGATTCCCCCATAGAAATATCACTAATGGCTTTCAAGTATTTGATAGTGTCTTCTGCTTGTATGTTAAATCCAAGCATCATCTTTTCTGCTCCAACCATATCTGACATAGTAAGTGGAGAAATCTTAGCCAGCTCCTTGATTTGCGGAATCAGTTGCCCTGCCATATCCTTTCCAACCATAGTCTCAATAGCGGTCTGCATGGATTGAAATTCTCCACGAACACGAATTATTTCAGAACCTAATGCCTTAAATCCCCCACCCCCACCAATACCCGCCAATGCTTTCTTCCAAGAAATAGCGATACCGTTGTTACTTTCTACGATTTCCTTAGCATTATCATTGTAAAGGGCGTATTCATCCCGAAGTTTCTTTACGGAAAGACGCGCTTCGGCTTGTTGTTGGGTTAATCCAAATAAAGCCGCCTTTTCTTCATCAAGAGCTTTGCGGGCAGCATTGTATTCTTCTAACTTGCCATTTGCTGATAACGGATTCCTTTTCAATGCTATACGATAAGCATCCCCAAGTCGTTTTACATCCGCTTCAATATCCTTAACTACCGCTTTTTGAGCAAGAATCTTCTCTGTGAATCCATTCACTACCTGAGAAGCATCGAAGATTTTCCTTTTGAATCTCGTTTCCATCTCTGCTCCAGCTTTGGCTGCATTAGTTACCAACTCATCCAATCTTTGATTAGATGCAGTAAGTTGAACATTTAAAGCCTTGAAAGCAGCAGGAGACTGCGTGCCATCCATGCTCATTAACTCTTGTTTTAACTTCGCAATTTCATTACGGAGCCTTACAACTTCTTCCCAGTCACTACCTACCTTAAAATATAATTTCGCCATATCTATTTCTTTTTCCTACGATTAGCCAATTCCTTACCACTGATTCTATTCACCTTCTGACCACCATATACTGCGTGTAATTTATCCCGTTGCATCATCAACAGATTCCTATAAGGGATAATCTCAAACACTTCTGTATAACCCAGATGAAGCGTATCAATCAAATGGGCTATCTGCCCGAAGAACGTTGTGTTTCCTACTGTTTCGGTCTTGCTGCCAGCATCGACACGTTCCTCATCGAGCTGACACACTGAAAAGCCGATATATCCATCATAGAGAAACAGACTTCCAAGGCATCTTTGACTTCTTCAAAAGTGCCGTTCTCCAATTCTTTGACCAAACTATCATTCCCGCAGATGAAGCATGAAATACCTTTCAGCATATCTTCAGTAGCTTCAGGAAGCTCTTTAATAGCCTCCATGATATTATCTCCTCTCAGGGCGATATCGGAAAAATGATGAATGGCACGACAGATAATTTTAATTGTAGGAGGTTTAATGGTATAAACCATCCCTCCTATCTCCACATTCTTGAAATCCAGCCCTAACAAAGCATCAGAAACCGTTTTTGCTGCTTGATTCATATTCTTAAACTAAAAGGGGGAATGGTATATATCCATCCCCCGGTTATCACTCTTGTGCTTTTACCAATGTTATCTCTTTTTTAAGAGTGGTATCAACTTCAGAAGGAGTGGTTTTAATATCTCCTGACTGAGTGACGTACCCCACTTTCGACACTTCATAGTGAACGGTAGCCCCAGCATTCACCTGCTTTGACTTGACCGTTGCACCGTCCAGCTTTACGGTCGCATCGGAAGGAGTAGGTACAATGGTTACTGTAGTTCATGCCTGCAAAGCTTTAATCTGCCCTTCTTCATAGTTATACTCAGAAGAAACACCTTCGATTCCCGGTTCCTGCACCAAGCCTTTTACAGCGATTGCAATTGCCTTATCCGTATTGGCTTCACGGGAAACAATACGGCATTTTGGGAAGATGAACCAGACATCATCATCGGTCAGACAGAACAATGCTTTGTTGATAATAACTTTATCCAAAGCACGCTTCCAACCTACATCTTTAGATGTTGCCTGAATAACATCGCCACCCATGAACGCTTTCTTGGTCTTCCAGTCATATTGTCCGATAGAGAAAGCGGGCGATACTTCTCCCGGCACATCATCGTAACGGTAATTCTTTCCCGTTAATTGGTTCTTGTACCCAGTGACGGAGGCTTCCGTTTCCTCAATCTGCCACGTTTCCCCGTGTACATTCAAAACCTCATCTTTCGCTTTGATAGCTGCTTGAATCAAAGTTTTTGCAATTTCGGGGGTAATGTCTGCCGTTACCTTATCAATATCGGCAAACAAGATTCTTTTTATTCCTACTGCTGAAATCATAATCTTATAGTTTTACATTTATTACTTCAAATAAAATTCTCACATTCACGTAATGGCATTTCAAAGCTGTATCCGCTTCCGCGCCAATTGATTCGATAGAGTAACGATATGTCATACCATCATAGGTGCTTACTACATCATCAAACAGCTTGCCAGTCTTTCTTTCAAGTTCGTTAAGCCGGATTGTGTTCGCTTCATTCTCGCTTAAATTGGGTACACATAGATTCACTTCTGCGAAAGATTTCTTCCAATAAGTTCCCGGCTGTTGTTTCTTCGTGTGGATGACAATCCTTTCGGACTTCAATTCACCCGTCAGCGTTTCTCCTGCTGGTACTATGTCTATTCCGAAAATCTTGCAGTCCCGGTAGAGGATGTTTCCTATGTCGGTGGTTACTATCATCGTTCAAATCTATCTTTCAATCTTTTTTCTGTCCTTATCGCTGCACTTCCTGCAACTTCAAATCCTTTGGATTCCACGAATGAAGCATAATCAGCTTCGTTTTTCAGAATTAAGCCATCTTCATTAACCTCATAATCATTCGATTCTCTCAAATGTTTTGTGTGGTCTTGATAGTTTCCGGTAGCTTTTGCATCTTCAACAAATGCCTCTCCCTCTTCTTTCATGCCAGCAACGACTTCGCTTGTTCCGTCCTCAAAGAACTGGTCAACATCCGAAAAGTCTGCATCTATTCCAACCATATTACTCTATAGGAAAAATAGTTTGTTTCCAAAGGGCTTTTAGCAACTCCTTCACCTCTTATGCTTCCATCGGCATTCAAACAACGAACCTCTGCACCTGCTTCAACCTTTGACGGCTTGTCAAAGACTACCTTGTACTTGAAATCATACAAAGCACCATTGATAGATACTTTCTTTTCCGCACTCACATCATCACAACGGCATCTGCATATATCCTGCCAGCTCTCACCACCTGTGCCGGGAATAGGTCTGCCGAACTCATCCTTATCCATCGGGGTGATAACCTTAACCTGCAATATGTGGGGAGCGAATATCATAAGAAAGTCACTTTAGGTTTGTTACTCAGTTCGTCTTTCAAACCGTACTGTTTGCACAGCCATGAGTACAATTTCATTAGGCTATCAACATAATTAGACCAAGACACAGAAAATCCGCTTTCGCTGACCGAAGATGGATTTTGTATCATCCACGGAATTTGCTTTGCACAAGCGACCTCTAATCTTGCCCGATTTTCCTCGGCAAAAGGTTCTTCACCATCCAATCCCGTTCTTGAAAGTATATTTTCAACTACAAGATTAGACGGGGTGTTCTTATCAAATACGCTTAATACAAACTCCTTGTTACTCATGGCTGATATCATTCAATATGGTGTAATCAGTTTACTATATGCGGTATAGCTATAATGCGTACAATGTTTAGATTTATAGATGTATCTGAACGGACATTTGGGAACATTAATTCGTACCCCTTGAATAGCCATTCCCTCTTTTATCGAACACATCATAGCCGGGTTATTTGCAACCAAAAACATGGGATGCGTCATGGTCAGTACAACACAATCAGCCGGAACCGTTTCCAAAGTGATAAACTGAATATCCGGCAGACCAACATCAACCGATGGATTCACGTATTCACACTTAGGAGATTCCACACTTGATGCCTGCACGCTCAACGAAACCAAAGACATCATTAAAAAACCACACATGGCAAAAATAAAATTCTTCATTCCTTTTCTGATTTATAAAATTAGACAATGGAAGAGTAGAAGCACTACCCTATCCTTTTACTCGATACCTAATGCTTCTTTCAGTTTGGCTGTTGATTCTTCATCCAGTTCTGCAACCTTAGCCAAAAGAGTTTCCTCTTTCATATTGCCGGAAGCCTGCGCACCGATAGACTTCAAAGCATCAATCAAAGCCTTCTTCTCAAACTCCTTTTCAAAGAGGGAAATTTTCACCTCTTTCTTTTCTTCAGGGGCTTTCACTTCGGGATTTTTTACCTCAATCCGTTCAGCGAGTCTGCGGCTTTCCATATCCAGCACACGGGCTTCCTCACCGACTTCAATCACTTCACCGGGAGTATAATACTTTCCGGTGAACTTGTCGCGGAAAACTGATATAACCTTTACTTTCATATCCTACCCCCTTATGCTGATTGAATGGATGCAATTTCGCTCAAATCGAAATTGGTAATCAAATCTGGATTGGAAATCTGCGGAATCCACTCTGCCGTATATTCCATGTAGCGACCGTTTTTGTCACGGTAGTTGGAGATAAGCATCTGCCCCTCTGACGGGATATAAGTACGTCCTTGTACTGGGTCTGTCGCTTCATACGGGGTATGATGGCGCATATAACCAATGTTGTCAGAAGGTAACAGAGTAATACGGTTATCCGCGTAAATCTGCACATTCTTTCCCGTCTGGTCTTTCACGTAGTCCTCCTTGATTTCAATACGCGGCAAACCGATGCCGGTGAACACTTCGGAAGCCAAAGAAGAGGAAACCAATCCCGTACTCAACTTCATTTCGTTGCTGCCGAGAATCATCTTGTACTGCTCACCAAATTCAGATGAACCAAGAATAAGCTTGTTGAAAGATGCACGAGTCATAACCATCTTGGCATAAACGCCATAGTCCGGTGCCAAGGAATGGAGTTTCTCTCTCAAATAAGAGATGAACATATTCTTTCCGTCCACAACCACATCTCCACTTGTCGGCTTGATAAAGTTGAACGGAAGGGTAATCTCCAGCAGTTTATTATTGGTCTGACCGGAAGTGATTGCGGCATCCTTGTTGTAAACTGTAGCTTCACCAGTCATAAGCAATGCACCAAGAATAATATCCATACGCTTGTGAGCAGCAAGGGTAATCTGACGGTAATCATCCGCTAGGAAATTTACAATCTCTTCCATTGCAGCCTTTTGGTCTGCCGGTTTAGCTGCATTGAACTTGTCAATCAAATCCTGCAATTCGGAAAGACGGTCAATAGACATCTGATAAGCATCACCCAAATAGGCAATCTCACCATATCCGGAACCGATGTTCCGACGTTCACGGATGGGTTTCTCTCCAAAACGCGAATTAATGGAACCTGCCATTACTCCGGTTACAGAACCGATATAATCCTTGAACACACGAGTAGTTACTCTGCGGAAAGTAAGATACTGTTGCCAATAGATTGTGTCCTTGCGTGTCTGGTTCACACGTCTGATGATAGCGGAAACAATGTTCGCGTCATCGAATAATGTTTGAATCGTTAAAAACATATCCTACCTCCTTACTCGTTAAATTCAAACCATCCCTTCATGTTGGCTTTATCGTTCTCGGAGAACGGCATAACCAATTTTGAGGGTTCAATTTCTGCGGCTGTACGAAGCAATGAAACCAATGTGATTCCGTCCTCAACCTTTGTACGGTTAAACAGAGCCGAATTAGCCACGTGCTTCTGCTTCAAGCCATCAACCGCAACCGCCTCAAAGAGTACCGTATCTCTGGCTATGTCCTCACCAAAAGCAGCCTTGATAGTCAATACATCATACACTTTGTTGGTCTTGTCAATAGCCGTTACTTCCGCACCTTTCGTACCACTTCCGATGAACATACCCGCGTATGCCAAAGAGTTCTTGGCTACCTTAATGGACAATGTAGTATCACCGGTTGCGTATGCTTCCACTACTTCCACATTGATTACCGCATAAGCGAACTTGTTTTTCAAGTCCGCACAAATCGGTGTAAATCCGGGAAGAAAACTTCCCACTACCAGGTTCTGCGTGTCGAGTTTGAACGGACCACGTCTACGAATACCGGTCTGGACATCGTAGCGTTCCTCTTGCTCAACGGGCGGAACCAAGTCATACTTAAATCCTGCTGACATAATTAATTCTTGTTTTGTTCAACAATAGTTTTCGTTCCCTCATCAATCATCTTAGCGATAGATTCAGATTCTTTCTCAATCTTCGCTTCCGCTGATTCGGGAGGGGTCACGCCTTTGAAGCCGTCATTTGCGAACTCCTGTTTCAAGTCCTTGAAATAAGTATCCAAGTCCTCATCGTCTTTGATGGCGCATCGCTTGGCGTAGTTTTCGGGAATACCATACTCCTTAGCCTTTGCCAAAATCTGCTGGCTACGTGTTGCCTGAGCCTTCTCCGTTTCAAACTGTGTTAGCTTGTCAGAAAGGCTCTTGTTGGAATCAATTAAGGCTTGCGCCCATGCAGGCACATCGTCTTTATTCTCTTCCGTTTTGATGGTTGTGGTAGTATTGGTAGTCTCGATTGGCTTTCCGTCTTTCAGTCCATGCCTTTTCTCATAGTTCGCAATTGACGAAGTTTGCGCTTGTCCTGCACGGAAATCACCATAGGAATTAAGCACGTCCGAAAAGCTGATACCCTCAACAATGGAGTTTACCTTTGTCTCGTCCGTTACACCCTCTGCCTTTTTAGTGGCAATTCGGGTTAAGATAGCAGTGTCCACCCCAGAGAATTTCTGTTGTAGTCCTGCTAAGATTTGTTCTAAGATTGTCATACCGTATGAATTTGATTTATAAATTTCTACGGTAAATTTCGGCATTAATAAGCTATGTGAAAAATTATCAGATAGGTGATACACGACAATGAAACGATTGTCGTAAAATGGTATAAAAAAGGCGTGAACCCGAATGGAATCACGCCTAAATAAAGTATTGTAACTTATGCCGGTACAGCCATTAATTCACGCCCTACTGAACGTATTGTTTCTATAATATCTTCAAAACGTTTCTTAGACGGCTTCTTTGTTCCGCTTACATATTGAGCAAACAAACTCTGAGAAATACCTAAACGTCGTGCTATGGCAGCAGCATTCAATTCAGGATGAGCTATAAATAAATCATAAAGAGGATTAGATTTCCTTTCCCGAAAGAATCCCTCAAAACTCAAATCTTCATCAAGCTCTCTCCAATGTATTCCGTCATGGCTCCTTGTGAAATTTGCGCGCTGCGCAGGAGTAGCCCATTTCAGCCTTTGGAAATCTGAAAACTTCTCACATGCCTCCTTCCCGTCAGTGGTACGTATCCATACCTCCGTATCAGTCAACCATACCTTTTCAACTATGATATTTTCCATAACCACTTATTTTGATTTATTAAAAAATTTATTCCAATGCTCTGCTATTACTTCTTGATTTTCTTCTATAACTGATTCTACAAGTTTCAGTTCAGATGACTTCAAGCCATTATTTTTGATTAATGTAACTGGAAATAAAGTGAATTTAGCACTTACATCCCCTTTGATTACATGAACATGTATAGGCTCATGGTCATTAGCGTAAAACATAAAACGAAAACCAAATAAAATAAATATCGTTGGCATACCTTTCTCTATTGATTACCCTACAAATATAGGTAATTATTTAATTACCTACAACTATTCAAGCAAAAAATTAGCGGCAATTCTTTGATGTTGCCGCAAAATATTCTATTTTTCTTGTACTAAAATTATAATCCCTATAATTTTTCTGACTAAGAGGCATTTTTCTGTCCCTTATTTCCGATTTGCTCATTCTTTGCCGCTTGCTCCTCCTTGATTTCTGCAAGCTCCTCTTCTACCCTATCAGCATTCCCGGCAAACATGATACCTTCACGTGTGGACCAAATGCCACCACTGACAGCGGAAACGGCAGTAGTCACCTTATCATTCAAATCATCAATCATATATGGAACCAGTTCTGTTTCTATGTCAATGGTCTGCGATGCCTTGCTAAACTCGGTTGGATTGATAGAGCCTAAAGCGGAAACAATGAAATTTACTCTCCGCTGCAAGAACTCACCGATAGCCTCACCGTGATTTTCTACCGCCATATGTGCGCCCATGAACATAAAGCGGAAAGCGGTCCCTGATGCTTTGCCTACCCCCTTCAACGTCTCAAAGGATATTCTTGGAGTGTTTGACATATCATAAGCCATATTGGTGAGTGTTTCTGCTTCAAAACGTACCGTATCCGGAACTTGGTTCCACGTCAGATACTGGGCATCCGCACCTTCACCTGTAAGTTTGACCATTCTATCCTTAACCTTACCCATGAAACCCTCTACATCACCAATTAGCTTCAATAGTGGGAAGAAATGGTAGTCTATACAATCAGCATAATTGGATAATAGTTTCTCCAACCGGACCCGAAAAGTCTTTATCTTCTTGCAATAAGGTTCAGGACGATAAGCATAGAGAACCGGTAGTTTGGAGAATCCATGAGCAAAAGGCGTTCTTTCTTCATACCCTTTAGACAAGTCCCATTGATAAACCATTTTGTCCGTGATAGTCATAAAGCAAGTTATCTCCGAATCATCCATGAGCTTCTTCTTGTACTCACGTGAGAAAGCAATCATCTTACCTTCATCGTTAAAGAACGGGTATAGCTTATCCCCACGGAACGGAGACCATAACACACTTTTCAGTTTCTTGGTGGGCTTTACCTTGCCTCCGAATGTAGTCTTTACTTTTTTCCAGAACTTCGCCCAAAACGAATCATCATCGGTAACATACCAATATTCTGCCGCTTCTTGTTCGGAGAGCCAGGCACGGACAATCTTCTTGTTTTGGTATTTGATTTTGTTGGATTTAAATACAGCCTTTACCGCATCCAGCAGCTTCTTTTCATCATCATCAGTCGGAGTGCAATCCATAGACGGTTCTGTGCCGACCGTGAAAGCAGTTTGAATGTTCACTATATCCTGTTCCAATGGAATGGAGATACGGTTCACTGGTTCTGTTTTATACTTTGCTTCGATTTCATAAGTCTTACCAGTTTTTTCATCGAAGTGCTTCTCAGCTTCTTTTTCAAGAACCTTTCTGTCCGGATACTTCTTTTTGTCAACCATAATTTCATGGCGTTCCGGATTCCAATCGTCCCAAAGTTTACAACAGTCGGGAAGTTCAGTCTTCCTACCTTTCTTCAGGTAGTTTATCTTCTGCCCGATATCGGGCAATGCTAATATTTCTTCTAAATTCAATGGCATAGCTTATATTTTTAGTGTGTGAATATTCCAGTTAAATCTTTCGGCTTCAAAATGCGTCCAAGCAAACAACCCAATACATAATATCTAATGGCATCCATCAAATGATTATATTCATCTACTGGCTCATTGATGTAGTTTCCATCCTTATCTTTATCCCAAACATATTTCCGAAGTTCAGTAATAATATTGTAAGAGCGTTCTGTTACAAAGAACTCCATGTCTTTAATCTTATCAATACCCGCTTTGATGGAGCCGGGAAACTTATCTACCGGATAGATATTCACGCCTCTGTTCTTTATCTCTTGAATCAATCGAGGGTCTTGCGAATCGGCAAAAACTTTCATAGAGAAAGGCTTTAACCTATTGGCAATAGCCGACGAAAGCATATCCGTTTCATAGAAAAGTTCATCAACATACAAACGGTTATCAATAATGCCACATCTTACAGCAGCGGAAGGATCATTAGTAAAGCCGAAGTCCTGCCCTATTCCTACCTTTTTACATTCCTGCGGGAACTCTTTCACAATTCCCCACTTCTTGAACACAGCACCTTCTGCAACGTCAGCCCACCGGCCGATAACCACATGACCATACTTTTCAGGATTACTCACCTTTATATCTTCCACCTCTTTCAGGAACTCAGGAGAAAGGTTATCCAAGTTATCAAAATACGTAGTATGGATATGGAGCACATTCGGATGAGTGGAAATCTGAACCTGCACACCGTCAATCTCTACCAGCTTGTGAGTTTTCTCAATGTATTTCTTGTAGATGAAGTGATTGGAATCGCATGGGTTCATTATAATGATAATTCGGTTCTGAATACCCTTCTTGCGAATGGAGAGCATTATCTTGTCGAACTCATCTTCGCTTGTCCACTCTTCCGCTTCATCGCAGACAAAAGTCGTAATGCCTTGAATGGATTTCAGTTTTGCTGTCTGGTTTCCGGAAGAAGTCTTGATACCCCGAAACATGATACGGCTCTTAGTCATCTTATTGACTATGTCCGTCTTTGTGGTCTTGAAATATTTCGTGGTACCGTCCAAATCTATCTTCTCCATCATTTCGGGGATGATAGACATACCGGCAGAAACCATCGTGTAACGGGTGTAAAGAATCTGATGAACTATTTTCTCTACGGGAGTCATTTCAAAAGTCAACCGCTCAATAAAGGTAGAAGCATTGAAAGACTTTCCCGAACCACGCCCACCGGTAATAAGAATTATAAATTTTTCCTTATCCTCGTATAATGGATGGTAAATTTCTTGAGGTACTATCATTTCAGCTTGTCTTTAATCCAAGAATCAATGTTGATGCCATGCTCTATGTCTGTTGGAATATCAGCGTCTTCATCTTGTTTGCGCTCAATCTTTCTCCAATCTTCATCATGGTGGTACAGCCAAACGGACATTGCTTGCAAATTAGGAGCCAACTCGCTTTCGCTTACTTGTAATTCATCTTCGCCCGTCAAATTCCCTTCTGAATCACGGAGCTTTCTTACCACGGTGCTTTTGGTTTTTATGCCACCGAGAGCCATTGCAAGGAATTTAGCCCTTACAGTGGCATTGATTGTCGCGCGCCCACGCGCTAAGACTTCGGATATTTCGGTGTACTCACTTTTCTTTTCGCAGAATGTTTGAGGCAAAATCCCTATGGCATAAGCAATTTCCTTGTCAGTGAATCCCTTTTTGGCATACGATTCCACGAGAGAAAGAAATTCCTCGCTTGTATAATCAAACTTAGGCTTTCTTCCTCCTTTACCTTTTCTATTTTGAGATTCACTATTGCTCATATTACTTCTTTAATTTTCCACATTTCTCACATTGTTCATACCTGAACTCAGAGAACATCACACTACCTTTCCAAACATAATGATGAACACAAAACAGGTTTTGCTTTAGAACATTCCTTATCCAAAGTATAAAATCGCCAATCATAATTTTAACCGTTATTGTTACCCATATATACACGGCGAGAAATTGGCTTGTTTCCATAGACATCAACTCCTCTTTTTGAGAAATAGCTATCTATTTTCTCAGCATATCTTCCCATTATAGATTTCGTTCTATCCCTTATGTTTCTTTGTCTTGCAGAACCTAACCCGTATTGTCTTCCAGCGTTGTACATTATTCGTCTGGACTGCTGATATAACTGGCTATATGTTTTCTTTCTAACTCAGCTTTCCTCCCAATAATTAATCTATTCTTTCTACTTGTTCATCAAAAACTTCTCCCTTTATAAACTTCATATCTGGTTCATACCCGAACCTTTCGCAGAAAGCGGCTTTAGCTTCATAGGTATCGAAGGACAACATCACATAGGCATCCATGTTCTCAGCTTGCTTCTGTGCGTTTTCTTTCACCTGATGCTTGACCTCTTTCATGTGGGCTACCTTTTCAGCACGTTCCAACTGTTTGGCGGCTTTATCGGCTTCTTTTTGTTCTGTTACAGGCGACATCATGCTTTCCAGTTCGTCAGCAATGGAGCTTTCTTCTTCGGTCTGCAAAAGAAAATCAACCCCAATCATATTCAAGTCGGCATCCGTCAATCCTGCATCTTTCCAGTCAATATCAGGAACAATACGGGCAAGAGCGTCAAAATCCCAAGAACCTTGTGCATTAGGGTTGTTCATTAGAATATTCAACTCCTTTTCCTGCTGTTCGTCCACGTCAATGACATCGACACGAATGCGATAGTCGTTATCGGGAAACTTTTGTAATTCGTCCATGACAGACAAACGCTGGTGTCCGCTGACTACGGTAAGCCCAGTACGCTTATTAACGACAATTCCACCGACCAATCCGAATTTCTTGATACCACGTTTTAGTGTCTTACGTGATTCATCAGAAAGTTTTCGAGGATTATAATCAGCGAAGTGAATGGCAGAACGATTAAGTTCTACCGATTCACTCTTTATGTATTTACTCAGTTCCATGTTAGCCATTGCTTAAACCTCTTGCAGCCTGCTGCGCTCTTGCATTCTGATATGCACGATTTACTCTATATGCACGGGCATAAGCACCGCTTCTGTTCCAATTGATGTTGCTATAAACTCTTCTTGCTTGTTCTGCAAGTTGGGCTTCTGATTTTCTTCTAACTCGGCTTTCCTCCTATTAATTTTATTTGTTATGATACTCCCAAAGCACTCTTTCAGCCATCGGGAAAACTTTGTAAATTCCCTGTAAGTCCTGTGGGTAATTCTTCTCCATCCAAAGCATACAGTCAAGATTAAAACCGACACCCGAACTGGCTTTCAATGAATATCTAACTGGTTCGGGTAAGTTGTGTTGCTTCATGTAAGCAAGAATATCCTTTTGTGTCCAATCAGCCAAAGGATAAACCATACCCTTATTCTCGTAACCGTTTGCCTCATATCCTTTCAGCATCAGCCTACGATTCATACCGTCGGCTTTCTTCATGCCTAAGAATGTATAGTACAATCCGTATTTAAGCTGCATAGCCTTTACCACATCTGCCAACTTCAATAGTTTCACTTTCGGATTAGGCACGCAATACATACCTCCACGAAGAATATAAGTTAAGTTCCAATGTGGTACCTGAACAAACTCTATCTTCGGATACTTGGCTTTAGTCCAGTTTATCCAACGGTTAATATGTTCCAAATTCTTAACAAAGTACATAAACACACAAACAATCCGGTCAAACTTCGGATAGATTAAATCAAGCAGAACAAGCGAATCTTTACCAAGTGATAAAAACAGTAAAGCCTCATTCGATTTTACCCGAATGAGGTCTATATATTGGCTCGCTTGTTCTACTTTGTTCATAGCTAGCCACCACTTAAACCAAATGAAGTACGAAGGTCACTATAACGCTGTCTGCGTGACCCCAACTGTGATGTACCAGCTTCACCGCTACGTCTGGCAACCAATCTACCACCAGCCCCTGCACCGTTCATATTTCTGCGAGGCCCGGCTACTCTGTTAATTCTTCTTGCGACTCTGCTTTTTTATTTTAAAAGTTAAACAAATCAATCTATATGCCTCTCTAATATCTTGCCCAAAGTATAATCCATTTGTGCAACAAGATACTCTTCGCCTTGATGTTCGTAAACAATATCATTACCGTTTTCATCTGTGAGAATAACTGCTTCTGCTGCTTTCACTTCAACGATAATATAAGGACGTTTACCTGTATATGCACCTGTCAGAAGCTTGATTGCATCGTACTTGATAGGCTTTAATTCTATTTCACCTTCTTCAGGCAGTTCTGCATCAGCCGGATATTCTTTGCCGCCACATAGGTAAGTGATATACTTCTTAGCGTTAGTTGGTCTGATTTCACGGTATTCGTGGGTTTTCTTTCCTGCCAAGATTTCATCGAAATACTTCTGTTTGATACTTAATGTAAGAATGTTCATAATCGTGTCAAATTTAAATTAATACTCAATAGTTGCGGGGGGCTGAATCGAACAACCGACCTTCACCAAGTCAAAGTGAAAAGCTACCACTGCTACACCCCGCGATAGTACCCCAAAGGTACTACCACAACCAAAGATAACGAAATATCTTCAATCGTTATACACGACAATCGGCTTATTGTCGTGAACTAAGCCATTTGTCCCGTCTTTCTCTGCATGCCTCTAAGGTAGGCGCACAACAAGCAAACAGTTCGCCACTTTCAGTACGATAGTCATATTGGTACATTCTTACTCTCTTACCTTTCAATTTGGTAGTGTAAGTGCAATAGTTCTCTTTACCGGGCTGGCATACGCTACAACCTCTTTCGTCGTTAATTGAGTTCATAATCATTTATCAATACTTACTTAGTAATTTGTAAAACATTCGCCTTTTCTCTATGTATTTAAGACCATTTCGCCTAAGACCTCGCTTTGATTTTGATACAGTCATTTGGCAACCTGCAACGCCAACACAGATGTAATTTGAATGATGCCTTTTAGCTTCTTTGAAAGCCCACCAAATCGCTTCACGACAATATCTATAGCTATCATTTTGAACACCCTCGTATCCTCTACTTAAAATGAAGTGGCCTATTTCATTTGCTTCTTCTTCTGAATAGCATATTGTGAATATATTATTCATCCTTTCTTTGTTTTACTTGTTCAACCAAAAACTTTTTAAAATCATTCTTGTACTGGCTGTGAATGATTTTATACTGATGGGATAGGTTAGGCAATTGTTTGTAACCTTTGCTATACAAGAATTTGGCTACAAGCTCAATTTTTGCACGGTTACTAAATCCTCTGTCTTTGCACATGTTAGTTATACAGACATTCGCCTTGCTGGTAGGCTTCTTTTCAACTGGCGACACATTTTCACGTCTGTCATAAGCGTGCGTTCTCGGATAACCGACCGCTTCGCCTAAATATTCACCTGTGATGCAATCAAATTCACCACTAATTAAACTATCTGCTATTTCACCCATAATAATCAATATTTAATGTTTCACATTCAATCTTTCTTCACTTGTATAAGCCACTACAAGCCCAGTTTCATCATGTTGTATGGTGATGTACTTTTCACCCCTTTCTATGGTGGTAAAATCGCACATACTACATAACTTACCCAATACCTTGCCCAGTTGTTTCATCAGTGGGGCTTCGGGGCTGATAACTAAAACTAAATCCGCTTCCATAATCGTGTGTATTGTGGTAGCCCAAAGGCTACCGGATTAAAACTTATGCTATTTCTATGCTTATTATATCCAAAATATTGTCAGTAATCATGCTATTTACGCTTAATTGGGCAGACTGAATATTGTTATCAACCATCCATCTTTTCGCACGATTAACAGCGGTTTTCTTACTACTGCCGTCCGGTATCAATGCACCCAAATCATTATAATCATCATCTAACAGTTCAAAATAATATCGCTTCATAATCTTCTATATTGCGCAGGGCTTTCGCCCTGCTGGTTAAACTTATCTTTTATCTATCACCAAATAATGCTCGCTCAAACACTTCACCCATTGTATTCTATACTTTCTTGAAGCACATCTAAATTCAATATCTCTTATAGCAGAAAGAATATCAGACGCGCTTTCATTATAATATTTTGCGAGTATAGTTAGTACATGATAGCTTTCTTGCGGTGTAAAGTGCAAAGAACTTCTATATCTCTTTGCTGTCTC